TGAGTTGATGTTTGCTGAGGTTCATCAGAGGCACTGCCGCCTGAATTAAAGAAACACATTTTAAGCTCCATTATGTTCGCTCGTAATCGACCCCTACCACATTAGATGGTCTTTCGCCAGCCATCTCGGCACGTGTCTTTTCTAGATTGCGCGCCTTTACAGGCACAGCAAATGTCAGGGCGAACGCATCAGCACGGTCAGGGCTTTCCTTTTCGGAGTGCTGCTTAAGCTCCTCTTTGCTTTCAACCTTAACCACAGTTCGGTTTTTGCCGTCTACCATCTTGTACTCACGCGCCGTCAGTTGGCGGCGTAAAATAGGGTCGTCAACAATTGTTACCCCTTGCTTTTTCAGCCAAGATCGCGCCTCGCCCAGCATGTAAGTCGCCATGTCAGCATATTCAGGATCAGGAGACCCGCCACCGAATGCCACTTCATTCACGTTGGGGACACCCCAGCCCCGTAGGTTGTCAATCACGCCAGCGCCCATAGCGCCGCCATCAACGTTTATTGCATCGGCAAACAAATCTTCGTTCAGCTTGCGTATCTCGTGCGATAACTGGAAGGTGTCAATGCCGCGAAACGTTTTCATCTCGTGTGTGCGCCCATCTCGACCGCGCCGAATGTAGATCACACTCTCGTCTTCACCGTAGCGTGCAACGTCAACACCTATAACAACAGGATCGTTTGCGAAGAACAGAGGATCGCGTTCAGAGCTGGCAGCCTCGCGAACTAAGTTTGTCGGGATAAATTGTCTGTCAGACACGTCTGGAAACTCCCCAAGCACACGAACCTTCACATAGGCGCTGTCAATGCCATAGTCCTCAATCCAGCGCTCTATTTCCTCTTTGTTTGTCATCTTTGCGGTGCGACTGTCAATCTGGAAAACTTTGTGCCTGTGTCTCAGGTCGTGGTGAGTGTCGTAAAAATATCCGCTGGCCTTGGTCGGGTTGGAAAACAGAAACTGCATCGGCTCGCCATCGGTTAAGCCGCCGTTTGCTGTCTCAAAAATCGGACGCGGGACACCTGAAGCCTCGTCAAAGATATAGAACGGGGTTGCTGTGTTTGCGTGCAGCCCGGCAAAAGCTTCAGGCATGTTTGCGCGCCAAGCCATCCCATCAAGCCGCCAGTTCTCAGGATCGGTTAAGCGGACCATTTTCATGGCTCCTCGTCCACTGGTCACCCGGAACCAATGGGATGTAATCATTCGCTTGCACCATTTGGATATCTCGGCCCAAGTCTTGGTTTCTAACTGTGGCGATGTGTTTGCCGTGACAATTCCTTTTGATCCGGGCCTTGTCGACATAATGAAACCAGCCAGCCAGCCAGTGAGTGCAGACTTGCCCACGCCGTGCCCAGATGTTGTGGAGTATCGTATAGGCTCGACCGGGTTAAACCCGTCAAAGCAACGCGCGCGGATATCCTGCCCCAGCTCGGTCAAAAAGCCCTTCTGCCAGTCGTCAGGACCGTTAAAATTCTCAAGTTCGCCCTTCCCCCACGGGTACGCATACATAACCCATTCGTAAGGGTCCTCAGCCAAGTCAGCCATGTCGATAGACAGCGCGATGTCATGATCGTTAGGATCATCAGAGCTTAAAAGCTTCTCGAACTCTTCATCTGATATATTCGCGAAATCTTGCATACTTCACCTTTAATCACAAAAAAAGACCCCGGCGCAAGTCCGGGGCCTAATGATATCTGAGCTGGGCCAGTAGTTAAGAAGGCGCGAAGTAGCCAGAGTTGTAGTTGTTGTGCTTTACCGCTTTAGAAATCCACGAGCTTTGCATTCGGTCAGCGTCTTCGTTGGTAAAGCACACCGCCTGAACCATACGGACGACACCCAGCGCTAGGTAGTGCGCCGAATATGCCAGATAGTTTAGCGGGGCAAGAAGAAGGCCGGAGGCGACCGCGAAAATCATATAGAGAATTCGTTTGATGGTCATTTGATGCAATCCTTTTAGCTGATTTGCAATCACGAGACTTGCACAGCTTTTGCTTGGCGTCAATCTCGCACCATGAAGCCGCATGGGTTGTCGCGAATAAACTCTCGCTGGTCGATCACGGACTTGCGCACACGTTCGAGGCCAGCGCGCGCGGTCACCTTGGCTTCATATGGATTGGTTTTAGCTGGTCTTGACCGTGTATTGCGGCGTGACTTGCGCGAGTATTTCATGACTACAGGTTGCTTTCTCTTGATAGCGCCGGGCAATCGCCGGGGTGACACCTTGCTCGGTAAGGACGCGCGCTTTACAGCGTGCAAGCCAGTCGTCTACCAGATGGTTAACGTATTTGCGAATGACCGCAGCTTGGCGCATTTTCTTGATTAGGCCAACGGTCAGGTCGCCAGCGCGTTGCATATCAGTCTCTATCGGCTTCATTTTCTTTTTCTTTCTGGCGCTGTTGGCGCGCCCGTCTACGTTCGCGAATGATGTCACCGCTTGCTGTTTCGTTGGTTTGGATGACATCGGTGAATAATTTCAGATGACGACCAAGCGCTTCAAGTGCTGGTGTCTTAGGTGCGAGCTTGACTTTAACAGACCGCACTTCACGACCATCATCACCAGAGCCTTCGATATATGTGTCAATCGTCATCTCTTGCACAGCGGCAAACTGGTCGCGCGTGAGGCCTGAGACGTCGAATTGCGGCGTGCCGTCATATTGCAGCACGACAAAGTCAGTCATATTTGAATAGCCAAGCTTAGCCAGTTCTTGCAAAACATTCGTCTGGCTCACCTTTAAGCGCTGGATCAGCTTCTTATGCATCTCGGCCACGTAAGAGCGCATATGCGGCTTAGCCAGCACCGCATTAGCCTTGATACCAGCCTTCATGCGATTGGCTGGGTCGCGAGCGTCATACCCGTCGTCATCCTTGAACGCGGTTATGTACGCATCCCGGCGCTTTCCCGTTCGCAAAAACTCCTGAACAAAAATAACTTCTTGGGCTGACCAATCATGTGACTGCCAAATCGGCGTTGCATCATCTGTGAAATCGCCAAGATCGTCTAATTCAAATTCCTGCATGGCCATCATCCATCTGTTCGAATAAGCGCCTATCTAAGCACGCGTCACAATCACAGTCCGTTTCTTCACAATTACAGCAGTCTTGACAATCGTTGCAGCCTTCGCAGATCAATACATCGCCATGTTCAGACGAAGCCTCGCAGACATCACATTGGGTGGCATCATCAGGCGCGATCATCGTGCATCCCCATGAAAATAATGGCGACGATTAGGGCTACCATACAAACGATAACCGCAACGGGGTTTAAAACCAGCCACCCGACATCATAAGCCAGAAAAGCAAGCACGAACGCAAAAAAGGCAAGCGTGCAAATCAGATCAGAAATTAAACGCAAGTTTTTCTTCATATCTTCACCTCTAGACCAACAAATAGGGCAGATCGGCAAGAAAAGCAACCACTGTGCATATACACAGGTGTAAGTGCCTATTTTTTGTGCAAAGTTTCCATGTAAACTACTTTTGCCTATTTTTTAGTCGCCTCTAAAAATCATGGTCCAATTAAAGGTTATAAGGGGTGTTTATACAGCTAATAAGCACATAGACAATTTCGGCTCCTTTTTTGGACCATAGACAGACCGTCTAATTGGACCATGGGGTTATTAACCCATTGAAATCATTATATAAAAATATCCAAATTCTGTGTAGCTGCCAAAAATGGTGTATTTTCATGGTCCAAATACGGTGTCATGAAATCCTATAGGGTTTTTTGCTGTATAAAGTGCCCTTATAACCGCTTTTTGGACCACGGAAATTTCAGGTATTTTCAAAAACATCCAAAAAAAGTGGTTTAATGTGTTGACAGGGTGTCTTGGCTAATTTATTGTTGTTGATAGTTGTTAAACACTTCACTTGGAGACTGCCAGAATGACCCTAGCTAAATCACATACGCAGATCGATAGCCTTGACCCTCACTATCGGGATATGCCTATCGAAAAAGGCCAGACAGAAGCTGTATGGCAAGCAATCATGCCAAACGCTCCTCACATGTTACAAGACGACGTTAACGTTGTTCTCACACTCAAAATTCGCGCCACAAAAGGCGGCGGTGTTTATGCCTACTTGCATGGCACAACATCTGACAATTTACCTCTTAACGGGCGCGGCATTGCAAGCGCCAACAGCGGTGGTTACCACAAAGAAAGCCATGCGGCGTTTGAAGCCATGACACGGGCTGGCGTTCGATTTAATGGCTACTGGGATGGCATGGGGGAAAGTGCTATTCACAGCGCGATGTTGAACATGGCGCAAGCTATGGGCCATGCAGGCGCGCGCGTCCAGCGCATTTGGGTTGGGTAAAAATCATGACACCATCAGCAGTAAAAGAAATCATTAGCGCGCGTTACACCGAAAAGGGAAGCGCAAACATCGAACGAGCCAACCCCGATTACATTGGCACTGTGGGCGGCATTCGTTTCCATGAACATCCCATCTTTGGAGATGAAGCGCCATTAATCGCAAAAATAGAAGGGCGTTGGGTGAAGACGTGCTTCTATGAATTACCAACCTTCTGTCCAAAGTATGGTGAATTTAATTCCTAATTTCGGCAGGGTTTGACAGTACCCAACACATCGCGAAACAGGGGAGGCGCGAGCCGAGAACCTCCC